CCACCACCAGCAGTACTTGCACCACCAGCAGTACTTGCACCACCAGCAGTACTTGCACCATCAGCAGTACTTGCACCACCAGCAGTACTTGCACCACCAGCAGTACTTGCACCACCAGCAGTACTTGCACCACCAGCAGTACTTGCACCACCAGCAGTACTTGCACCACCAGCAGTACTTTGATTGTTTGTCTTACCAACGGTGAAGTCAGTGTTGTTTATAATATCCCCTAGTATGTCCAATGGGTTTTTCTTAGTTCCGGCCTCGCCCATAGCAATAGCGGCTTCTTGCGCCCTTTTTGCTTCTTCTTCCTTTGCGAGCTTGTCTGCGGCTAGTTCTTCTGGTGTTTTAAGCACTGGTGTTGGTGGGTTATTAGGGTCATAAGGTTCCCCTCGGTAAGCTTCGTAGTCGTCTTTCAGCCCCTCTTTTATTGCCTCATCTACCTCTAACTTAATCGCTTCCCAGATTTGTGCGGATATTGTGTCGTTACCGTCCCAGTTATATAGATCAGGATTAGCATCGTAGTCTCTAAATATGTCTCTCTGATCGGCTATACCTGTATCGCCCGGCACATCCATAGTACTAGCACCGCCGCCAGTAGGGCCACCACCACCAGCATCACCACCAGCAGGCGCACCGCCGCCAGTAGGAGTACCACCTCCACCTCCTCCATCATCGGGCGTAACTTCATCCACAACACTAATTCGATCTACAAACCGGCCAAGAGCGTCTCCTTCTAGGCTGTACGGGTTAATAGTGCTTTGTTCTACTCCAATGCCCGCGTTAATAAGAAGTTCAGCAACGGCTGCTTGCACCGCTAACTCTTGATCCTTCGTGGGAACGGCAGTGCCCCCCATGATCTCTTCCCGTGCGGCCATAGCTCCACCAAGAATATCGTTAACCGTGTCTTCGGTAACTTCTGTAGTGTCCATAGCTTGATTAGGGAAGGGATAAGCGTCTCCTAAAATAACTCCTTTATCAAAAGTTGTTACTGGGTTTACTGCTCCGTTTAGATTTCTGGGGGTTACAGAGCCTGTCCCGTAGTCCCTATACCCACTCATAAGAATGTCGGGAATTGAATTTACACCGCGTGAACCTAACGGATTACCGGGGTCATAATCGTTAGTTTGTGAATTTTGATATCCTACATAGTCTAAAGCGCCCATATCGTCTTGTGAAGCGTCTGCGGCATTTAAAGTTGTTACTGGGTCAAATGCGCTTATACTACCTTGCTGCGCTTGGGTGACCCCTGCTTGTGTTGCATCTCCCCCTAGCATCTCACGAAGCTCGGCCATGTCATTAGTTGCAAAAATCGCATTTCTATTGTTTTGTTGAGCTACAGATTCAGCTATTAGAGTATCTAGCAGCATTTTATTGTAAGCGTCTTGACCACCGGGAAAGTCGGCAGGGGCTATGTAGTTACCATCCGCGTCAAACAGTCCTTTTGGTCTTGAATCAAATGGGTCTAAACCGGGGTCTAATTCAGCATCACTATTGTCGCCGTCACTGCCGCCGCTATCAAACCCTACGCCTCCTAAAGCACTGGAGCCGCCCAGCATACTGTTAAAAGCGCCACCAAAGTTCATACCTCCACCCGCGACGCCATACGAAGTAGGTGCATACGTTGGCCCGCCCGCATCAAACTTTTTAATTTTATCGCTCATGTTCGACCTACGGTGTTGGTAGCGTTTCAGGCACTGCTGAAACAAAAACTACTGTTAATAAAGTGGACGGCACGGCAGGGCGGGGGCTAGCAGCAGCCTGATAATCAACCGTTATGTTTAAATCGTCTGTTGCCCACATAAGCTCTACGTATTGCCCCGCTGTTAAGTCCAGCGTAAAACTGTATTCAAAGTTATCTACTCCACCAGACCCCGCCACGACGTGCAGTCTAGCAGTATTTGCTATGTCTACTCCGCTTCTCCGTACCCAGAACGACAGCTCTTTAGAGCTAGCACTACCGCTAGTCAACTCTACTGAAAGTTCAAAGTTGTACACTCCTGAGTAGAGTGGGGTTATTTGTGTTCCCACTATACTTATAGCTTCGCCTAAGTACGTATTCTCAAACTGTAGCGCGTAAGCTGTATTTATAACGCTGGCAGTCTGATCTACAGTAGAGAAGAACTTAGCGTTAGGAGCCTCTATAAACCGGCCTCCGTACTCACCAACCACACTGTTTACGGCACTTGATAGCAAGTTAAAAAATAGGCGTAAGATGTTATTAAGTGCATCAAGGTACGGTTTTAACGGACCTCCTGTAGGTATAGGTAGTGCAGGCGATTGAACTTTTTGTACAAGTCTTTGCGCCACTAGCCCCTCCTACCATCAGCTCGCATCTCCAACCGTGGTATACCTAGCTTCCAAGCTACACCTAGCTCAGTAGATTCCATCTTAAACGCCATCTGTCTGCCACGTAATCGCACGAAGACCTGCCCAGTAAACTCCTCAATAGGCACTGTAGCGGTGCGAGTAACTGTTGACGCAGAATTACCACCTACAGATAAAGGGTTGTTGTACCCAGAACCGGAGTTCTGCATAGGAGATAAAGTCATTACCGCAGCGGGATTAGTGACCGTGGACCCTTCAAATGTTACGTCGGGTAACACTCTATTAACAAACATGAATTTATCGCCGTCATCCAAGTCAAACTCAGAGGATAAGAGCGTAGCTGTAATTGCGCTTGCTGTTGCACCTTCTTGGTTGTCGTAGCCTACTTCGTGGTTTACCAAGTTATTACTGTAGGTAGCGGCCATCGGATTCTCTCGAAGGTCCGAGTCTACCCAAGCACTGCGTGATAGCGTCCCATAATACCAAACGTCTTGGAGGTAGTTGTACACCACGTAGCGGTCGTTCTGCGTTACCCCCGCAGAGCAATAGAACCACCAAATCTCATCAAACCGCTCGTTAGTACCTGCAACTACTTGAGCGTACTGGGAAACGTTAAAGTCGTTAAATATATAACTGCGAACGGAACAAGGTAGGGTCTGAACCGTACCGTCGTAGGTGTAGAACTTATCCGTACCCATCCAATATGCTGTTTTACCTGAGTACACCGCTGCGTTAGTACTGGCTATAGTGATGTTGTCACCAAGTAGTTGAGCACCCCAAACTTCTGGAGCACCTAAGTACTGCATACCGTAGACAGCCGTATCAGTCCAAACTAGAATTTCTTGACGTGCTTGCAGTGCAGTAATGATCTCACTACCCCGCGAGAAACGTAAGCTACCGGCTTGGTTAGTAGCCAGCGGACTCCAGTTAGCCACATCCTCTTGATCGGACCAACGAATTAACATGGGGTCGAGTGCTGTAGCGCCTAGCGGGTTTGAGCCAAAGCAAAAGGCAAACCGAAAGATGTCAGATACAAAGGTTTTATTAACTATAGTAGGCACATTGGACGCTCCGACAAGCGAAGTAACGTATACCGCACGGGTCGCTACCCCGGTGCTTGCGTCCCAGTAGAACAACGCGCCGCCCCGGTAGGTAAAGAACAAGTCCTCACCAAAGTTAGCCTGACTCCAAAGCCGCATAGGAGATAAAGTAGTGCCGCTATTGCCCCAAGTATTAGACCCCCAAGCACCAGCACTCCACCCCGTAAACGGCACGGCAATTTCGCTACCTGTGTTTATCTGGTAAGCCGCAGTGACTGTACCACCCCCCGTGGCGCTAGCCGATGCCGTAGCCGCCGCAGTTATGTTGTAAGAGTTATCATCTATACGACTAATCTGGAACTCACCGTTTAAGGTAAGCCCTCCCACTGCTGAAGCACCGCTAAACGTAACAAAGTCCCCTGCAAGAGCGCCGTGTGCGTTATCCGTTACAAGAACCGTTGTAGAGCCTGAAGTAGTGGTAAACGGGTTAGTCAGAGTAGCCGTGGCACGGATGGGGGTAACGTCACTGTATGCGCCGCCGTTCTCTATATAGTACTTGAGGTTAGTGCCTACAGATACGAGGTTTTGCCTTTCGAGAGTAGCCCAGTTAAGCATAGACCGGCAGACACCCAAGAATGTAGCAGCAGACAGACGCACCCAACCGCCTATCTTCTGAGGCATACCCCGTCTAAAACGCACCTTGTCAGTCTCGTACCAACCGCCTTCGGCGGCGTAGCGCGTGTTTTCGCGGTCAACACCCGGTTTTAACTGTAGTTTTTGCAGTGGCATGGCTCAACCTTATTCTACGTACTCGCCTGTGGCGATCATAGATGCGAGTTCAACAGAGCGCCCTTTTACTGTGCGGCTCCAATCGGAATCTAAAAATTCTTCTGAGGCAGTTGTATAGTCTGCCTTTTCCATCGCATCTAGTGCCAGTACGAATTTGCGTAGCTTCGTAGCACCGAGGTTAAAGCTGATGTCAATCATAGCATCTTTTCTTACTTCATCCAGATCGTTGAACCAGTCGTATTCTGTGCTTAGTTCCTTAATTACGCGCTCGATGTCTTGCTCTAGCAAGAAGTCTACTTCTTTGTCTGAAAGTCCTAGACCCCCGTTTACATCTACATTCCTGCCGATTCCTATTGTCCAGTGGCCTGCCGAGCATTTATAGATAAGGTGACGGCCATTAGTAACAACCTCACCCTCATGCCGTTTAAGCATTTCGATCAAGTTCTGCATTTACTTCTCCCTGCTAACGCCCTTAGTTTTCTCAAAGGTACGCATAGCGCCTAGGCCCAGCATCCCCATAAGGACGGTGGTCAAAAGCGAAGTGTCTACGACAGGAACTGTAAACCAGATTCCTAAGATTGGAGATATTATGGTGGAGTAAGCCAA